ATTGTTATTGTTATTGTTGTTTTCCATCTTTGATGTACTCCCTTATTTTACTTTTTGGTTAGTTGTTTATTTACTACCTGGATCATGGCGGATCTTTTAAAAAACTTGTGATCCAGGTAGCTCATAGATCCGAAAAAATGAAAAACCTAAGAAATTCGGATCCATAATTCATTTATAAGATATTCCTAAGTTGGTGATCCATAGCAAGTCTGAAATTAACTCTAATGGATCTTCTAAAATGTTTATGTGAAATATCAAAAGAATTAAATGATTGTGTCCAGTCTGCGGCATAATCAGGATCATCAACTTTGATATTCCATATTGGATTACCAATATCATCTAATCCTAAAAATTTACAGATCGCTTTGATTGCTTTATCACCTTTATTTACTGTTACTAATCTAATTTGGCCTAATTGTTTTAAGTTAATCTTTTTCATACTGTTACTCCTGTGTGTTACGACAGTGCATTAATTACACTGTCTACAGGTATTCTAGCAGTCGGTGTTTTAGGTGTAAACACCAAATTAGCAAAAAACATTACACTCATGTAAAAATAAACTGATAAATACCACTTGAAATGTGGAGTTAAGTAGTATCTACCAGCCATCATGAGGAAATTGTTATTCTCGATCTTCAGATCTTCTAGCTTGATCCATGATCTTAGATTCTCTTTTATAGATCTCTCTCCACAATAGAATCAACCACAATGAAGATTCTAATTTTAAGATCCTGTGATCTATTAGTTTTTCATAGTGTTTTCTCATGATCACTAATTCATCATAAGTACATTCATCTTCCAGGAAAGCGATCATCTGTTTACGATCATTTTCAAGATCAGATACACTATTAAAATCTATTCTATCTTGTCTTTCTTTCATTATGATCTATCCATGTTTGTACTTGCTTATAAAGTTCTTTTAACTCTTCCTGGTTCTTTTCAGTTCTGATCTTTCTTAAATTGTTAGAGATCTTATATCTGATTGTTTGTATCGAATCCATCAGATCACCTCATAAGAAATAGCATCATGACAATCCAACATAGACATCAAATGTTTCATGTAAGGATCTGACATGTTCCTGGTTTGTTCATCCAGTGACTTCCAGTCTGTTATGAGATCACATACTGTATGCTTGGCATTACCAATGGCCTCATCTGCATTGATCCCTGAGATCTCAAATAGTTTCTGATCGTTAGGTTTAAAGATCACCTTGCAGATCGATACCAGGTTAAGTTCCAGTTGCTGCGGTTTAACTATAAGATCTATTGGATCACCATACCGATTTATCTTGGTTACTTTAGGATCACCATAAGTGTTATCTACGATCCATTGATCATAGTATTTGTTTGCTTTGTTGTTTGTTATTGCTTTACTCATATGTAATTACTCCACTATTGAAAAACGCTTTGTGTGTCATTACATGTACTTAATTACTAAGTGATTGATATAACTCGAAAAAAACAGAAACACCCCGGTAGAAAGACTGGCCGATTTATTTAAAAAATCCCAAAAAGGTTCGTATAATGTTTTATGATCCTGATCAAGTGATATGATATCCCTCTACACACCGCAGAAACATTGACCTCTAGACATTTATTGTCACCAGCCAGTGACCGATCAATGCACCCCCCACCCCCTGGATCGATCAATATGGGGAATCTGCGAGGATTGTACGATAGTAACCCTTTCACATTTTTTTATGAAATATTAGGTTGTTGTTTTAGCCAGTCTGATAGTTCAGATCTGTAGATCAACTCAGTAACTCCATTGGCCAGGGTATTAACTAAGATCTCTTCAGAAGTTTTATCATCACATTCAGATATAGAATATATGTGATGTAAGATCTCATGGATCACTAGATTAGCCGCATCAACACCACCGGTATTAATGATCTCTTGATCTAGATAGATCTTGTAAGGTACAGATCCAATGTAACATCCTTGCTGCTCACCGATCTCTTTAGTGATCTCAGAATCCACCAGGATCAGTTGGATCTTAGTGAAACCTAAAGTCACACTTCCTGGAAACTTGGCATTAGATCTTTGTCTCATTACCAGGCCGCCAATAGTAACCCTATGATCACTAGAATGATTAACTCAAATATACTGATCTCAGGTCTAAGATAAGTAGTTCTTATCTTGTGTAGTAGATCAGGTCTATAGTTTATAGCTAATGCTATAAGACATGTAAGTAGTATTAGTGTAGTTATCATATTGTGCCATAAGATCTAGGTGTACCATAGATACTCAGAGAGTGACTAGGTGGAGTAAAGATATCTAAGATACACCCATGGTTATCTCTCAGTTACCTATAGTTACCTATAGTTACACTAAGAGTTATGACTTCTATCTCATCCACCCTTGCACCTTTCCTTAACAGGTACCTATTAAATTACTATAGGTTTGCAAGGCTCTAATATTTTGATAGAAGGAATTAATTAATCCAACTGTTTCTAGTCTTACGACCAATCGTATGATCCATAAAATTATCCAGTTCTTCTTTTAGTCTCTCTTCTTTAGCAGAATCTAATGCCTCATCAACATCTCTCCCTATGGCCTCATTCCATACCTGGACTGCCATTGCTAATACATCTATTTGATCATCATGTCTTAGGCATCCTTTAACCTTAGTTAGCCTGGACATTTGATAAAATAATTGGTGATCTCTTTCAAGATCAAAATCTCTATAAATGAGTTCCTGGTTGACTACCAATCTGTGTTGGTTCATAACAGGCTCTAGAGTGTCTATTATCCGCTTTTCTTTTTGGACTGATGATCTTACCTCAGATAATGTAACAGGGTAAATTCGAGCTAATATAGGCTCTAATAGCCTATTGAACATTCCATCACCAAAGTTACTCTCTACGACTATCTCTTTGACATCCTGGGATTTAGCAGCTAGTGCTAGATCTGTTAGTGTCTTTTCATCATAGCCGCCATCAAAAGATCCTAGATCAGTAAGATACAAGATCCCATTGAGCATCTTTACGATTGCATATGCAGTCTTATCTTTACCTCTACCAGCCGGATCTATAGCCATAACAGATCCCTCGAATGGATAGTATTCACTACTGAAATGCATTGGTGCTACATAGTAGTCACCTTTAAGGCCTACATTAGGTAGTTCAGGATCTAATGCTTTGATCTGATCAATACCACTAGCCCATTGTACTTTCCCTGGAGCCTCTTCCCAGGAATCAATCCCTGACATGATCATTAGATCATTCAGTTTTAATGGATACATATCAACATCTGATAAAGTTGTATCCAACATAAATTGTAATGCAAATCCTGATCGGCCATATGAGGCCTCTCGTTCCATTAGATCTTCAGTATTAAATCTCTTAGGATCTACAGGATCCCCAGGAACAAGATCACGATCATTATTGATCAATGACTTTGCTAATTTAATACCATAATTGATCTTAGCTTTTTCTTCAGGATACCTAGAAGGCCATATCTGTGTCTTAAATCCTCTTTCTTCTAATGAGTTATAGATAGACATTTCAGTTTGTGGTGTTCCCAGGAATACGATCCTACCTACTTCAGGTTTAATGATCGAATCAAATTCTTTTACAGTTTCACTTAACCGATCTCTCATCAGTTGTGTTTGTGAGTTGTTAGCTGATTCAACATCATCAGCAATAATTAAATCTGCTCTTGATCCTGTTAGCTGCGAAGTAATCCCCATAGATTTACATGAAGGTGCATGAGATGCTTTTGCTCCACCTACATCAAAAGAGACTTTAGATTGTCTTTGATTTTCATTAGGTTGCAAATGTTCACAGATCGGAAGTTCCTGGATTAGTCTTTGTGTAAATGTACTGAAATCATCTGCTCTAGTTTTACTAGCAGACACTACCAGGATATTACGATCACAATCCATTAACCAATTCCAAACTGTAAAGGCTGAAGTGATCCAAGATTTACCGGCACCACGAAATGCCTGGATGCAAATTCTTTTAGATCCATACTGTAAATAATCAGCGATCTCATATTGCATTGGAGTAGGATCCGGTAATTGTAAATGTTTCCAAGCTAAATATAGAAAATTCTTAAAGATCCTTAATTTGACCGGTACTTTCATTTTATTTGCCATCTCAGAGCCTCGTAATCGCTTTTAATCGACATGGGTGATACCAAAGTAACCCAGGATATTTAAGTTCCATCATTCTCAAATGGAAGATCTTTTAAGAGATCTAAATTAGGATCGGCCATAATACCGGATGAATAGGTCTTACAAATATCTAAACACACTTTCATCTCACTAGCTGATAGCGGATCCGGTGATTGTAATCTTTCATGTGCCTGTTTGATCAACATGTCTACAATCTGATCTGCACGATCTTTAGTTGTAAGTTCTTGTTGGTGCTGGGATTCTTTGTTCGTTGTTTCCATAAACTTCTATCTCTCCGATTGTTACTGAGTGTCTTGCACATGAAGTTAAAAATATTAAACCTAGTATTAATATTAATCTCATAATTATAATCCTGTTTGTTTCTTGTGACTTTCACCCATAAACTTTTTACCAGACCAATCTGAGCTAACATGAGTTGGTGGTTCACCATTTAACCAATGTTGTATTGATAAAAAAGATCCACCATTTTTAGATGATAAGGCACCATGAGGATCATTAGGTTTTACTCTGATTGTTGTGTATGCATATCTTGGCATACCATCAATTTCTTCTAATGATTG